CTATTAACCGGTTATCTTATCGAAGTATTGATGGTGGACTCTATGATTCCACCGTGAACCAATACTGGTCTGGTACTGATACGACTTCATACATTACAGCTGTTTTTGCGGGCACGAACTTCATCGTAGTATATCTTGGTAGCACAGCAGCCGTTAATGATGTCATCAAACTCGCTGTATGGCACACATGATCGTTAAAAAGTGGTTTGTTTAAGGCGAGGCAAGAATGGCAGCAACGTGGGAAGTGCATCAGATGCAGGACTACATCGTCGGTCCAGTGGGTCCGTTTGAAGGAGAGAGCCGGGTCGTCTTCATAGTCCATTGGCACTACACAGATGAACAGACCGTCGATGGGATAGCTTACAGTGCCAGCGCGACGGGCAGTCAGAGCTTGCAGCCATTCACTGACGGTTCAGCATTTACGCCGTGGGAAGAAATTACTGCGGGACAAGCTCTGGAATGGCTGCACGAGAAGATGAGTGCAGAAGAAGTGACACGCATCGAAGAGCGTGTGACGGCGCAACTCCACAGCAAGATCAACCCGACGACGGAGACAGGGATTCCCTGGTAAGGAGAAGGAATAGAATGTCGAATACACAGCCACTCGAATTGCCTGCGAAGAAGGGACCTGCACCGACACCGTGTCGTGGATGGTCGTGGCAGAACGTCAAGACCAGCACATACTCGATACGAGTTGGACCGACGATGACGGACGCCCGATTCTTGAACCAGTGAAGCCACCGCCGGACCCGGAGGAGGACGATGACGACGACGAACCCGCCTGAACAAATAACGGTTGCCGATCTGACGTTAATTATTGGCGATCAGCAGATCCTGATCGTGTCGCTGAAAAGCGAGATCATTCGACTGCGGCGACAACTTCAAGCCGATGACCCACCCGCACTGAAAGAGGTCGGCGGGAAGGCGTGATGTGGCCGAAATATCCCTGCGGACACAGTTGTTCGATGCGTTCCTCGGGCTTGGCGAAGGCATCCACAGCATCATCTTGCCAGACCTGTACTCGAGCGGCGGGTCACAGAATCTTTACATCGACAAGTACGGACGTGCGCGAGCGATTCTCGGTCACACCAAGCTGAACGCGTCAGCGATCACCACCAATACGGGCGGATCAGCGGTCAGCGTCGTGGGCTTGTTCGCCTATCGATCCTTGGCCGGCGGCACGGACACCAGGCGTCTGCGTGCCGTCGTGGATGACGGGACCAACGAATATGAGGTCTGGGGATCCACCAACAGTGGTACCAGTTGGTCGTTCATCAAGGATCTGGGATCGGGGTCCGTTGGACAACTGCCGGACTATGCACAACTGGGCGATGACGGCTTTCTCACGGACGGCGTCAGTGCTCCGCAGTTTGATAACGGTACGACGCTCGCCAATGCCGGTGGCACGCAGTCACCCACCATCACCTCATCATCTGGATCAGCGGGATCGCTCAAAGGCACCTACCGCTGGAAACTCCTGAGTCTCAAGAGCGGTATCCGTCAAGCAGGGTCAGTGTCCTCGACCGCGTTGGCCCTGAATAGCCAGCAGGGGAGCCTGAGCTGGACGGCTGACTCGGACTCAGACGTCACAGGGTACGAGTTATACCGGACGACAGGCACCGGGCTGGTGTATTTATTCGTCGTGTATATCGACGGTCGGACGACGACATCGTATACCGACAACGATCCAGATATTTCGATCCTTGAAAACCGCCTGATGGAGGAGCACGGGGATGCTCCGCCCACAGGCGCACGGCTCGTTGAGCCTCATCAACAGCGTATGTGGTTTGGTGGCACGGACGCCAAGCCCCGACAGGTCTGGTACTCGGACATCGGTGACCCAGACTCGGTGTACGACGAAAACAATCTCGACCTGACAGACTCAGAGTCCATCGGGGATGAGCTCAAGGCGATGGCGGGCGCCTTCGAGTCATCGCTGGTGTGCTTTCACGAGCGATCGGTGTGGATGATTTCCGGCACGGGGCAGGTGATTGGCGACATTGCGGACTGGAGTATTACCCGCACGAATGCCCGGGTGGGTACCGTCGGGCATCGCGCCTGGCAGCGCGTTCCGGCCAACGGTGTCTATGTCGACCAGAAGGGTGCGTTCCACACAACCAGCATCGCCACGCTGGCCTACTTCACACCATTCGGAGACATCCGTATCTTTGACGGCGATAACGACATCATCATCTCGTTTCCGGTCTTTGAAACCCTGCAAGGGTTGAACTTCGCGCAACGCAGTAAAGTGATTTCGTTCTCGGACCCCGTGCGTAACGAGATTGGGTGGATCTTCCCGACGGGCTCCAGCGCCACACCGAATAAGTCTGTTGTCTGGAACCACGCCTTCGGCGTGTGGTATGTGCGGACGCCACAGGAGTTTTCTAGCATCCTCTCGACGGACTTTGCGTCATCCGGTGAAGTGTTACTCGCGGGAGAGGCGGATGTATCGGCCGGTGGCTACACCTATCAACTCTGGAGCGGGGCGACGTTCAATGGAACGAATATCGCCGTCCAGTGGATGACGAAGACGCTGTACGGAGTCGACGATCAGGGACGACCGGATATGTCGACGACCAAGCGGTGGCGTTGGATAGACCTCCTGACCCAGAACGCGAGTGGCGTGACATTCACTGTCGCGTGGTTGCGTGGGAATGTGCCGGATGCGGCTTCTCCACTCGGATCGCAAGATGTGTCCCCGGCTGGTCATCGGATTCTGTCGTCTGATGCGTCGGCGGTGGAATCGGCTGACGGATCCACGATCGAGGTGGCATCAGAGAGCGCCATTATCCGCGTGAAACTCAGGGACACGTCCGTGGACTACCTGCACGACGAGGGGATGCGCCTGCGTATTTCAGCGACGACTGATCAGGGGCAGTGGGCAGTGGAGGGTATTCTCATCGCGTGGCAACCACTCCCTGGCCTCAGTAGGCGGATGCAAGGGTGACCGAACAACTCCGCATCGAGAGCCCTGACTTCAACCGCATCTTGAGCGGTGATACACGGGCCACGCATGACGCCGTCAAGACGATGTGGCTCGCGATGAACGAAGCGTTCACGCGGATCGAGCGTGGGCGTCAGTTCTGGATAGATGTGCCTTTCGCGGCAGGGAACTTTACCGCATCGGCTGGGACGTGGACTGTGGCCGCTGGTGATGTCAATTTATATCGGTATATCACCACGGATCAGATGATGTTGATCGAATTTGCCCTGGAAAACACCACCACTAGTAGTGGGATGGGCACGAACCTCTATCTCTCGACACCGAACTACATCAGCGCCCAGAATACGTACAATACGGGGTTTGTGGCCGCGCAGGGGAACATTGACGAGATTGGCATGATCTCGACACGGTCTGGGGCCAACGCGACGAGCGTGTCATTGACTCGAGCCGCTGGGTCCAGTTGGCCGTCGTCCGTCACCGACGATCTCGATATTCGCGGTATGATTGTGCTGGAATTGTAGATATGGCGACCATGACCCTGGTACAGGTCGATGAGGACGTGCTCGCGTCCGAAGAGGCGATGGTGGGTGCCCCCACACTGCCCCTCGACTTCGGCGAGCCACTCGCCGCGCCGATGTCGCTGATTGACACACCAGATCACACCGTATCGGAAGAGACGTCACCGGTCATCGTTCCAACACCCAAGCACAAGGTCGAGCTTCGCCGCCTGACCGTAGGCGATGTTGACCGCCTGTGGGACTGGATTCGTGCCGACGGCCCCGCATGCATGGCGGAGTGGGGCGTGGACTCGTCCGTGAGTCTGCATCAGAACATGCAGTATCTCGACGAGTTGTCCAATCAGGGACGCTGCGCCGTCTATGCCGGGTATGTCGACGACGAGCACATCGGTCAGGTGTCGATTGCCCCCCTGCTCGCCACACAGGGTGTGTTGCACATCTTTCTCGCGCAATCTGTCCGTGGCCCACGAGGGGTATCCATCCTTCGACACGGGTTGGCAACCGTTGAGGCGCTGCACCCAGATATTGAGCTCTTAGCCATGACAAACGACCGCCGATTGGCTCGATTGATGAATCGGATTGGACTCGGACATACACAGTATATTCTGACGAAGGGGACCACATAATGCCTCAAATGTCACCAGCTCTCATAGCAGCACTCGTCGGGGGAGGAATGGGCGGACTTGGTGCGGCATTTGGGCAGAAGTCCGACGTCAAGCCGTTCAGTTCAGCCAGTAATGATCCCGAACTGCTCTTAAGGGAGGCGCTCACTGGCACGAGAAACCTCGCTGGCATTTATGCCAATAGGGCCGCATCGCCAATATCGCTTCAGGGTGCAGTGGTGCAACAACCCCCGACGTTCACTGGTGGCGGTGCGCCGATGCCAATTGGCCTGACTGGACAAGACCCTGCGTGGCAAGATGCGAGACTGTACTCTACCCCTGGAGTGGGTGAAATTCCTGAGGAATTCCTCGGCACGGAAGTGCAGAGAACGGTGACGGATCCATGGGATCCTATGGACCCCAACATAAACACGAATTTCCCCCCTGGGGGGGCGAAAGACCCCCGTGATGAGGGGACTCTAACAAGTTCCGTGTCATCGTCACTCCCAGGCGGGGCGATGTTTGGTGGCGGTCAAGATATTGATCAGATTAAGCAGGCGCAGGGGTCAGTCGATCTCCTGGAACAGATTAAACTGATGCCGACGCGGAGGACATAAATGCCCCCCAGACGACGTTCGTTTGGCCCGCCCGGCGAAGAAGCACTGTCTTACGGTGCTGATCCCTCCTTGCAATTAGAAGAGGATCCGATTCTTCCAGAGCAGGCGGTTCCGTTCTCACAATCCGCCCCATCTCGGCGCTCATTGGAACCAGAACCAGTGGCGGCACTGACGGGTATTCCGGCTCCACTCCCGTATTTCCCAGAAGATGTATTCCTCGGCGAGGACCTGGATCGGTTTGAAGGGGAATACATCGAGGACGAACAGTTCACCGGAGGAGGCCAAGAACGGACAGCACCAGCACAGCGTCCAGCGCCAGTGCCACCACCAGCACCAGTACAGGCACCAGCACCTGCGCCGCCACCAGCACCACCGCCTCCACCTGAAGAACCAGCACCACACCAGTGCCGCGTCCAGTGCCGCCACCTGCACCTGCGCTTGCGGCTGCTCCGCCACTTAAGGC